CTTAATGAAGGGAATGAAGACTGCCTCGAAAAACTCGACCCATTAGTCGCCGCCGAGCACGGCTTGACCCTGTTTCCCGCAGGTACTGTCCTTTTTGCGAAGAGTGGTATGTCTGCAACAAAGGGGTACGTGTATCGCCTGAAAGCTCCGGCCTATGTGGTCAACCATTTGGCGGCACTCATGCCACACAACCCCGAAGACAGCGCGTTTTTAGTGCACCTCCTTCAACGGTTTCCGCCTACCGCGCTCATCAAGGACCATGCATATCCCTCGATAAGGCTCGGGGATATAGAAAAAATGAAGGTACTAGCACCATCAGATTCGAGGTTGAGACAGCGAATTGCGGAAATACTCGATAAAGCAGACGCGCTGAGAGCCAAGCGCCGCTCCGCCGTCGCTCGTCTCGACACCCTCACGCAATCCATCTTCCTCGAAATGTTCGGAGACCCGGTCACAAATCCGAGAGGATGGTCAAGTGAGACAGTAGGAGGGCTTCTTTGCTTTCAACAATATGGTCCGCGGTTCTACAACGAAGCCTACACCGAAGACGGCATCAGAATTGTCCGTATCACTGACCTAAGCGAAGCGGGTACGCTCGATTATGCTGCAATGCCTCGACTGAGAGTATCGGAGGAGGATCGTAAAAAATATCAACTGCGTCCCGGTGATCTGATTTTCGCGCGCACGGGAGCAACCGTCGGCAAGGTTGCGCTGATCCAGTCAGATGATCCTCCCAGCATCGCGGGTGCATACTTCATTACAATGCGATTCAAGAGCGCAATAGAGCCAACCTACGCTCGCGCAGTTCTCACTTCTCCGACCATTCGCTCTATTGTTGAAAGGCTGTCACGTCAAGCCGCACAACAGAACTTTAGTGGCCCTGCTTTGCGGCGACTTCCGATGCCGTGTCCACCCATTGACCTTCAACACGAGTTCGCGCGTCGCATCGCGGCGGTTGGAGAGCTTAAAGCAGTGAATTGTGAATCGTTGACGGAATTTGACGTGCTTTTCAGCGTGCTCCGGCACCGCGCCTTCCAGGGAGAGCTCTAGCAATGCGCGGCGAGTTAATCGGGGTGTGGTCCGAGACGTGGCGCGAGGTCTGGCTCCCGCTGATTGACCAAGAAGATGTGCCAGATGATATTTTCTGCGAGCTGTACCGCGAACTCGCGCCGGCGCTAAAGAAGAGACCGTCAGTCGAAGCCTTGGCGGATGTGATCGACAATCCTCTACAGAGTCGGGAAACATTCGAGAAAACGAGCGCCGACGACTTTGCTGGTGAATGCGCACTCGCGACGTTTCTCGAGAGGGTCCATCCAGCTCTCGATGAGCTCGGCGGTGATCATCTGTCAAACCGGTACTTTACCTTGCTGGCTAGGTTCATCGATAAGTTCAGCCTTCGTTATGACCTGCGCCGCCCTTGCATGCTTTGCCCGACGCTGCCGGGGGTCTTCGCAAGCCTGGTACGTGATTTGCGTGTGCTAGCAAGCCAGGATGCGCACCTGGATGCCCTGATGAAGGATTTCGAGAACTCACTTCGAGATCTGCGCCACGATTGCGCCGAGGGTCGGATAAAGACTTGCATCCAGAAGCAGGTAAATTTGCTTGAGGCGATTGGACGGACCTTTCCGGGTGTGACCGGAAAAACGCTTGGGGCGATCTCAGATCAAGTGGGTACTTGGCCGCACGGGAAGCTGAGGGAGGCCATAAAGGATCTCTACGGTTTTACCTCTGATTATCCCGGCATTCGACATGGAGGTACACCGGCGAACGCGATTCGTGCCGTGGACATGCGCGACATGGTCGCAATCTGCATTCTGCTCGCTGGCTTCACGCCCTACCTGAGCAACGCCTTGAATGCTGATACAGTTTATCGAGGGGCGTAAGGTGAGTCAGTTCGGCTTCCTCCAATGCGAATGGTCGGCGGTCTTTGAGTCAGCCACTAAAGCGGAAGCCGCGGTGCATTCAGACCCGCGCGCCGCCTGTTTCTACTCGCGCCGTGCACTCGAATTGGCGGTGACATGGGCCTACAAGCACGACCCTGCACTCAAGTTACCGTACCAGGACAATATATCCGCGCTGATCCACGAGCCGAGCTTCAAGCAGACCGCTGGCGAGGTGGTGTTCAGCAAGGCGCGGGTGATCATCACGCTTGGTAATCGCGCGGTCCACAGCCATCGCGCGATCCCCACGGAAGACGCGTTGGTCGCCCTACGTGAGCTGTTTCATGTGTCCTATTGGCTGGCGCGCACTTATGGACGGGTGGCGCGCCCTTCACCGGGGTTGACGTTCAATCCGGCTGCGCTGCCTAAAGGTCCGGCTGTGCCGCGGCAGACTGCCGAGCAATTGCAGCAGCTCGAAGCGAGCTTGCGCGAGCGCGACGAAAAGCTCGCCTCGCTTCTAGTGGATAAGGCGGCGCTCGATGACGAGCTGAAGCGCTTGCGCGCCGAGGTGGCGGCGGCGAAAAAAGCGGCAGAGGCGCAGCCGGACACCCACAACTACTCCGAAGCCGAGACCCGCGACTATTTCATCGACCTCCTGCTCAAGGAAGCGGGCTGGCCGCTTGATCAGCCACGCGACCGCGAATTCGAAGTTACGGGAATGCCGAACAAGGAGGGCAGGGGCTTCGTCGATTACGTGCTTTGGGGAGACGATGGCAAGCCGCTCGGTCTAGTTGAAGCCAAGCGCACTCGCCGCGATGCGCGCGAAGGGCAGCACCAGGCGAAACTTTACGCCGATTGTCTCGAGCGGCTGTTTGGTCAGCGACCCGCTATATTCTATTCCAACGGCTACGATCATTGGATCTGGGACGACACGAATTATCCGCCGCGGGCGGTGCAGGGCTTCTACAAGAAAGCTGAGCTTGAGCTACTGATCCAGCGCCGCAGCACACGCAAGTCGCTGGCGGCAGCGGAAATCAGCCCGGTGATCGTCGAACGCTATTACCAGACGCGAGGCATTCGTCGCATCGCCGAGAGCGTCGAGCGCGACCACGATCGCAAGGCTCTGCTGGTGATGGCTACGGGCGCCGGTAAGACGCGCACGGTGATCGCGCTTTGCGACCTGCTCATGCGCTGCAACTGGGTGAAGCGCGTGCTGTTTCTCGCGGATCGCTTGGCGCTAGTGAGACAAGCAGTGAACGCCTTCAAGCGCCACCTGCCGGACGCGTCGCCTGTGAATCTGGTTACCGATAAGGAAGCCGAGGGTCGCGTCTTCGTCTCGACGTATCCGACGATCATGGGCCTGATCGATGAAACGCGGGATGGGCAACGGCGCTTCGGCGTCGGGCATTTCGATCTCGTGATCATCGACGAGGCACACCGTTCAGTCTTCCAAAAATACCGCGCCATCTTCGAGTACTTCGATTCGCTGTTGGTCGGCCTCACGGCGACGCCCAAGGACGAAGTCGACCGAAACACCTACAGCCTGTTCGATTTGGAAGATGGCGTGCCGACGGATGCGTACTCGCTCGAGGAAGCCGTGCAGGATCATTTTCTCGTGCCGCCGAAAGCCGTCTCCGTCCCGCTCAAGTTCCAGCGCACCGGCATCCGGTATGACGAGCTCTCGGAAGACGAGAAAGACCAGTGGGACGCGCTGGAGTGGGATGAAGAGGGCAACGTCCCTGATCGCGTCGAGGCCGAAGCGGTCAACAAATGGCTCTTCAACAAGGACACCGTCGACAAGGTGCTAGAGCACCTGATGACACGCGGCCTCACGGTCGTGGGCGGTGACCGGCTCGGAAAGACCATCCTCTTCGCCAAAAACCAGGCCCACGCCGATTTCATCGCCGAGCGGTTCAACGCCAACTATCCGCACTACAAGGGCGAGTTTGCGCAGGCGATCACCTTCAAGACTGAGTATGCGCAGAATCTGATCGACAACTTCTCGGCTAAGGACAAGTCGCCGCACCTCGCGCTTTCGGTGGACATGCTGGACACCGGCATCGACATTCCTGAGGTTGTCAATCTCGTCTTCTTCAAGCTCGTGCGCTCGAAGACGAAGTTTTGGCAGATGGTCGGTCGTGGAACCCGCCTCTGCCCAGACCTCTTCGGTCCCGGCCAGGACAAGCAATTCTTCTATATTTTCGACTACTGCCAAAATCTCGAGTACTTCAGCCAGAATCCAGAGACAACCGAAGGGGCGCTCGCTGCGTCGCTCGGCAAGCGTCTCTTCAACAACCGCCTCGAACTGATAGGAGAGTTGGACCAGCGCGAAGGCTTGGCGTCGCGTGAGTTCAAAGAGGTTGCTGCGACCTTCGGCGATCCCAAGACTAACGTTGAGGTGCGCCAAGCGGTCGCTGATACGCTCCATCGGGAAACTGCGGCGATGAACGTCGACAATTTCGTGGTCCGCCCCCATCGCCGGACCGTCGAGAAATATGCGAAACGCGAGGCCTGGATTGAGCTTACCCCCGAAACACGAGCGGAATTGTCACACGAGGTCGCGGGCTTGCCGTCGGAGCTCGATCCGGAAGGGGAGGAGGCGAAGCGATTTGATTTGCTGATTCTGAACCTGCAGCTCGCGCTGTTGCGTGCAGAACCCGGTTTCGAGAGGTTGCGTGACCGAGTCAAAGAGATCGCGGCCCTGCTGGAAGAAAAAGCGGCCATCCCGATGGTCCGCGAGCAGATGGCGTTAATCCAAGACGTCCAGACCGACGAGTGGTGGCAGGATGTGACGATGCCCATGCTCGAGGTGCTGCGCCGGCGGGTGCGTGATCTCGTCAAGTTGATCGAGAAGGTGAAGCGAAAGCTGATCTACACAAACTTCGAGGATCTGATGGGCGGCGAGACGTCGGTTGAGCTGCCGGGGTTCGACGGAGGCACGGACTACACGAAATTCAAGGCCAAGGCGCAGGCGTTCCTGCGAACGCACCAAGACCACGTCACAATTCACAAATTGCGCACGAATAAGCCGCTGACACCGACCGATTTATCGGAGCTCGAGCGCGTGCTCGTGGCGAGCGGTATCGGCACCGCAGAGGATGTTCAACGCGCCGCAAGCGAATCCCGTGGTCTCGGGCTCTTCGTGCGTTCGCTCGTGGGTATGGATCGCGGTGCCGCAAAGGAAGCAATGGCGAGCTTTCTTACGGGCAAGACGCTGAGCGCGAACCAAATCGAATTCGTTAACCTCGTCGTCGACCATCTCACAGAACACGGCGCAATGGAACCCAGGTTGCTGTATGAGTCCCCGTTTACCGATCTCACGCCGCGCGGGCCCGATGGGCTCTTTAGCTCAGGCGAGGTCGACGAGCTGATCGCGGCTATCGACGAGGTGCGCTCGAGGGCTGTTGCTGCTTAATAGGTCGATGTGCCTTTACCGACTTCATGTAAGAACGTCTTGAACGCTTGAAGCGCCGCCTCCCTCCTAGTTTTTTGCGGGAAACATTCTGAATAGGTGATGCCGCGAAATGTAACGGCGGCGATCCATCTGCGCTCGCGGCGGTCCTCCCTGAGCCGTGTTCATGGTCGTAGCCCTTTGGCATCACGCCGCTCGGCTCTCTTGGCCAATTTCTCGTATTCTTCAGCGATCTTGAGCAAAGTTTTCCGAGCGACGGGATCGTGCATCTGCTCGGCATCGGCGCGCACCGCTTCGGCGCGATCTCGCCAGCCTTTGGCGTCACTCATTACGAACCAGCCTATTCCCGATCTAGCTTAAGGCTGCTCTCTGTGGCCATCGGCACTTGCCGCAAGCTTCATCGATCTCGCGGGCGATCGGCAATCACTTCTTAGGGGGCGCTGAGCTGCCGCACTTCGGAGGTGACGGATGTGGGTTTGCCGGGAGTTCCCTTTATCTGTGGGTGTTAGGGAAACGGAAGGCGCTCTCGCCGGAGCAGGGTTCATGTACACGGCCGAGCTTCTCCGCCTGAAGGCGCAACATTGTCGGGAATTGATAGCGAAGGCGACCAATCCAGAAGTGGCCGCTCAGCTCGAACTCTGGGCGCGCGAATTTGATGAAGAAGCGGCAAAAGCGGAGGCAGCCGGGCCAACGGTACTCGTCGTAATGCCACCTTGCCCTACGCAAGGGACGAGTTAAGCTTCCGCCGGGGAATACGCGCCATGGTAGACCGGCCGAAGAAGCGAGAAAGCGAGTTTTTGCGAGAGAGGGCCGCGAGATTACGCGCGATCAGCGCCTCGATGCCCCCCGATGTTAAAAAGCAATTGGCGGAAGTCGCCGCAGAGCTAGAGCGGCGGGCGGCCAAATTTGACGATCACAGTCCTTCGCACGACCGCAAGAGCGCCTAGCACTTGGACTGACGCTCATCTGTCGCGCCGATCACCGCCGCCGCACGCCCCGTGCGGTTCATCAGCTCGTGCCGCCCCTCTGCTTGCGAGTAATCGCGGTTCTTGATCTTCCACCAGTGCACGCCGCGCCGGTAGGGATCAGCTTTGCGCTTGGCGACGATGCCTTCGAGGTCGTGCTGCTCGACCGCGACGAAGAGCGCCTTGCCACGCCCTTCGATCGCTAGCGCCTCGGCAATCAGGCGGTTCGAGCGCCGCCGCAGGAGACGCCGCAGTCGCGCTTTGCGCTCGACGAGCGGCAGTTGGCGCAGGTCCTCGCCGTTGAGCCAGAGCAGATCGAAGGCGATGAAGCACGGCTCTTTTCGGCGGAGCAAATCGATGAAGATCGGCCGCCCGGTCTCGTCGGCACAGATCACCTCGCCGTCGAGAACCGCGTCGTTGACGCGGAGCCGCTTCGCCAGCGCCGCGGCGAGCGTGTCGAGATGCCGAAACCGGTTGCGGTTGCGCGAGACTAGGCGCGCGCCGGCACCGTCGATTTCGAGGAGCGCGCGGAAGCCGTCGTATTTCAGCTCGAAGAGCCAGCCGTCATGGTCGAAGGCGGCTGCACGCCGCTTGAGCACGAGTGGCCTGATCTTCGGAAGCTGGGCCGTCATCGGCGTGTTATCGACAATCGAGCGGCTTTTGTGCATCAGGGACCAATACGTCGCGACATATTCCCCATTAATTGAGGAATAACGACATCGCAAAATAGCGCGTAAGCTGCTGAAATCATAGAGGTATCGAGGAATAACGGCAATCTGTCAGTATGGGTATAGAGAAGGGGGTCCGGAGCGGTGCCGGCGATGCGCGGAAGCCTCTATGGAGGGGTGGAGAAGGGGCGAGAGGCCGCCGACGTATTGTCGTTATTGGTATAAGGAAGAGAAGATTATATATATTATTATTCTATATCAATCACTTAGCAGCACTTCCAAACGTCGCTGGAGCGCTGACGTTTGGTGACATATTGGGGTCCGAGTTGTCGTTATTGGGGGTCCATCGGAATTCTTGTTACCTCAACATGCTAAATCATAGCTAATCATACCGGAACTATAGAATAGACCTTTAACAGTACCGGCAAATAAATTGAAAGACGGGAGTCCTCAGAGGCAATGTTTTTGCCGATGTCGACCACCCAATATTTCAGCTATCCCGGTGCCAGTGGACGATTCTTTGAATGCGTCGCCTATCGGGCCAGGCTATCGACCACAGCATGCGCCGACCGCTGGCGGACATCCCAGCAAGCTACTGGCTACGACGCCGAGCGATTCGAGAAATGCCGAAGCTGTCCGCTGGGAGCCAGTCATGCCGGGCAGCCGGTGGTGGTCTACTCCCAGCTCTACGGCAAATCGATCTGTCCGCGCTGCGGCAAATACAGTGGCCGCATCATCAATCAGACTCGATGCGTCTCCTGCTACAACCGGGAGCGGGAATTCATTCTCGGTGCCAATGCCAAAGGCACCCGGCCAACAATGGAGCCGCTGCTACCGCGAGCGATCCGCTTCGCGGTCCAGCATGGCCCGGTTCGCACCTATAGCGCCGATCTAACCGCCGACACCCTGGAACTGATGCTGTGCGTGCTCCGCACAACACGCGGGCATGTCCAGTTCGGTTTCCAGGGACGGTCACCGGCGCTGAGACAGGGCCGGCTCTTTTGAGCGAGCAATGGGAAATCACCGAACATTGCTGCCGCGTCTGCCAGGGCCGAGTGGTGCGGCGCGAAGCCGGGCTCCATCCCGCAACGAACGAGCGGATCGTCGTCGTCATGTGCTCGGTCTGCGAGCTGAAGGCCGAGGGCATCCGCGTCAATCACCGCGACATCTGTTGCTGCGGTGCCAGTCGCAAAACCTACAACGCCAAGCTCCGCTGCCGGCGACAAGAAAACCCGACGCCGGCGTTCCCGGCCGCGATCGTGGCTGAAGAGGTGAAGTGATGTTCACGCTGCCCAAAGACGTGGACGGGGGCGACGCGTCCGCAAATCCCGAGGTGATCTTCGATTACCTCGCTAAATCGTGTGAGGAATTCGCTGATATCGCTCAGTACGGGCCACACGTCCGCTTCATCTTCAGGCTGGAACCCAAGCTCAAGGGTGGCCGCCGTGTGCTCGGCGCCTGCCATATGCCGCGCGTCAACGGCGAGCTGTCCGGGCTGTTCGATTGGATGCTCGAAAGCACATTCGGCTCGGCACCGGACTTCCTGATCATCCTTGATGCCGATTGGTGGGAAGACGCGACGCCGCGGGAACGCGACATCCTCGTCTTCCATGAAATGTACCACATCGCCATCGCCGTCGATGAGCACGGCGCACAACGGTTCCATCGCGAAACCGGCGCGCCGGTGTGGTGCATCCGCGGCCATGACATCGAAGAGTTCAACGCGGTCGTCGCCCGCTACGGGGCGTGGTCGGAAGACGTGCAGCAATTCATCGCCGCGGTGCGGCAGGGAGAGGCGAAGTGAAGCGCCCGTCCGGCTCGCATGGCGAGTATCCGTTCTCGGATCGCAGCCTGAGAAAAATCCTGCGCGTCGTTTTTGAAAAAGCTCTCGCTGGCGACGTGGCGGCTGCCGCGCTGATCTTTGATTTGGCCGAAAAGCGCAAAAACGGAGGCGCCCTCGCGCGGCACCCGGCAGCAGGCACCGTGGCGCGATGAATCACGCCGCAAAAACCTGGCGCCGGCTGCAACTCGGCACGCGGTCACTGCCAACTGTCACCGCACTGCCAGTGATCCGCTGACAGTCGTGACAGAAGAATTTTGGGGAGAGGTGAGCACATGAGGGGATTTCGGACATTGCGAGCTGCGGCGCTTGGTCTCGTCATGGCAGCCGAGGCTTTCGTTGGACGCGCCGGCTCCATCATCCGCGTGCCGGACCATCTCCGTCACAACGACAAGCGCGCGAGCCCGGTGCGGACGCTGGCGCCGATCCGCCGCGTCGGCCGCCACCGCCGCAAGGGTCTCATGAACCGGAAAGCCGAACGCTTCAACGGCGCCCGTCGCCACGCCGAGCTGAAGGCTAAACGCCGCCGGCAAAGGGCGCGCGCGTGACCGGCACCGCCACCACTACCGCCACCAAGCGAGTCATGCCCGTGCAAAACGCAAGCAAATCTGCGGCACACACCGCGCCAGTCAAACTCATTAAACATGAGCGCTACCGCGTCGACTGGCTGAAGCTATTCGTTTGGGTCACCGGCGCGGTCGGTCCGTGGGCCGCCTTTGCGGGCGCGTTGCTGCTGTGACCCGCTATGCCGCCATCATCACCGAAGCCGGCGCCGTCGTCACGGCCGCGATGCGCCGAGCGCTCGTGTGGCTCGCGGCGCACAACGGCGAGGGCTGCTTTGACAAGCGCGGCTGCATCCTCGCCGCCGGCGAGCGGGCGCCGATCACGCGCGGAACCGTGAACAAGCTGTCCCTGGCCGGCTTCATCGAGCCGGCTGGCGTCAACCGGATCCGCATGACGGCCGCCGGCCGCTACGCGGCCGAGGTTCTGCAATGAAAGCGGTGGCCGCTCGCGATGTCCGGCCGGGTGAGTCATGGGCCTTCAGGGACCATCGCTCTATGGCCGAGGTGATGCGGCTCGAGCGCGGCATCTCCGCTGAAACCCGACACACCTATGTGCTGCCCGTCGTTGCGCCGTGCGCCTGCACGTCGGAGCGCGCCGCAAGGGGGATCAAGCCATGAGGTTCGTCAAATTCTCGATGTTCGCCGCCGCGGCCGTGTTCCTGTTCGCGACCGATCATTCCGGCTGGGCGTGCTTCATGCTGATCGTAGCGGCGGCCAGCTTATGAGCACCGCGGAACGCCTATGGGCGCACCGGCTCGAGGTCGAGGCGATCCGCACGCTGCGCCGGCGGATGCGGCTGATGCCGACCATCACCATCACGTTCTGCCACGTTCCTGGCGCCGTCTTGTACTCGATCTATGCGGGGGAACCTTCATGCTCGCGCGCGTAGGACATTGGCTCGCCGATCGCATCATCGCGCGGGCGCAGCGGACACCGTACTTTCATCTCGACGGCTACATGAACCGTTGGTGGCTGTTCCGCATCGGCCGCGGCGAGATCGACTACAGCGGTCACGTCATGCCGCGTTGGCTTGGTGGCCGCGTCCATCAAATCCTGCGCTCGGATTCCGACCGCCACGCGCACGATCATCCCTGGCCGTACCTCACGATCATCTTGCGCGGCGGGTATTGGGAGGAGCGCGAGTTCCCGTCCGGCGCAGAAGGCTGGCGCGCCGCGTGCCGCGCCGCCGGCAACGACTCCGAGGTCAAGCGGCACTGGCTGTTCAAGGACGGGCTCGTTCACGACTACGTCTACCGCACGATGCGCTGGCACGGTCCCGGTTCGATCCTGTTCCGCCGGTCGACCGATCGGCACCGGCTGATCCTCAGCAAGCCCGGCGAGCTGTTGCCTTGGAAGCCGGACGCGCCGCGAGAAATCTCCGCCTGGACTCTCTTCATCACCGGCCCGAAGCGCAAATCGTGGTTCTTCTACACCGAAGACGGCCCGATTCCGTGGCGCGAATACGAGCAATGGAAGGCCAAGAAGGAGCGCGCCGCATGACCGTCCTCGAGCTTATCCGCCAGCATCGGAAGAACATCGCTGCCGCCGGCGCCGAGCTTGATGCAGCGGTCGACGAAATGGCCGTCGTGCTTATCCCGCGCCTTCACCAGCTCGGCGGCTATCGCCTGAAGGAGTTGAAGCGCGCGCTCAAGAGATATGACGCGCACAAGGGAGTGTGGAAGTCATGACGCTCGGCGATTTCCTCCATCAAGACGGGTTCGGTCTGTTCATCTGCCTCGTCATCCTCGTCTGCATCTGGCGCTCATGACACAGTCATCGGCGGTCTTGGAAGCCTTCATGCTCAAATACGACCGGATTTACGACCCGGTCGCGAACGCGAATGCACTCGAGGAAAAGGCAGCGCAGAAAGCGCGCCGCGAGGCGCTAGCGCGAATGTTTCCGCCGACGAAGACGGGCCGCCCATGAACGTCTTTGGTTACGAGCTGCCGCCGGCGGTAGAGGAAAAGGCGTTGGCATTCATCCGCTCTCCCGGCGACGTGCGCGTCAGCAACGTCAAACACCTTCTGATCGCGCACGGCGTGCCTGATGACGCCCATCGGTTCAAGATCGCCGAATGGACCGCAGCCGAGCTGCTATTCTGCGAGGAGTCCTCCGGGTTCGCCACGCTGGTACGCGCCGGAACCTGGCGGTCGATCCAGGGAGCCGGCTGATGCCTGTCAACGTGGCATACGAAGAGGTCAAGAAGGCGTGCATCGCCGATATCGCGGAGCACCTAGCGGAACGCGGTGCCCAAGATTGGGAAAATCTCCGTGCCAGGTACGTACCGGAATCGATGTCCGACCGCACGTTCTGGCGCCTCGTCGAAGCGGTCAAGGCCGGGAAGCCGCACACCGAGATTTTAGCCGGCAAGATCAAGAAAGCGAAGATCACGATGATGAAAGCCGGCGATCATCTGCCGGCGCCGATCTCGCCCGAATATCTCGTCAAGGGTGGTTCCGACGCAATTGCAAAGGTCGACTTTCTCGCCGAGTTCACTCGGCTCTGGCGGGATATTCGGTTGCTTCGGGAATGGTCGACGACACCCGGAGAGGACGGCAAGGAGAAGATCAAGAACCCGCAGTTCTTCGTCCAGCAAATTCGGCTGTCGCGGGAAACCATGGAAACGGCGATGAAGGTCGCCAGCGAGGTCTACAAGCTCAACACGTCTCAGGAAATGTGGCGTGCCGTTCTCGATGAAGTCGAGAAGGAGAGTCCGGAGTGCGCCGAACGGATCATCAAGCGCATCGCCAGGCTCAACGCGGAACGCGGCTTGACCATTCATGCCGATATCGGCGGTGCCAGCGATGACGACTAAGAATCTCGACTCCTGGCACCGCGGCTATGTTGCCGCCTGGGATATGTACAACAAAGAGTCGCCGGGCGTTGTGATGGCGATGATTCAAGCGTGGTGGCCGGCGCAAGGTGATCGCGCCGGTTGCCGCAAAGGAACCGACTACGCCGCCGGCCATGTCGATGGATTGACGGATATCCTCATGGCTCGTCCCGACCGTCGTCCTCTGCTCGATTGGCAACCGGGGCATGCGGCGTGATTCGCGGGAAGATGTCCGGGTCTTCTACACACAGGCATACCGTAAAGGTCGGCTGGCGTCACAGCGCGAGGAAACGCTGATGCTGTGGGCGCGCCTCCGCCGATTCCTGAAGCCGATGCACTACTACCGGACGCGCGAGGCTGCAACAGATTTCGGTCTCATCGATGGCATCACCGCCGAGCTGATCGCGCGCGGCGCCGCGCCGGAGGTGCTTCTACCCGGATACGGCCGCGTCGCATGAAGCCACGCCAACAGGAAGTCGATCCGCTCGCCGGTATCGTCGCCGAGTTCGAGCGCCGAACCGGCAAAAAGGTCGCCGAAGTCTCCAAGGTGATCGCGGATGAGATGACGTTCCGGCAATGGTGCGAGAAACTGGCGGCCGAGGGTCTGAAGGTCGACGGCCGGCCGTTCATGCTGTCGAACCGTCCAGCGATGGCATGGCTCTACGATCTAATCCCGTCGACGCGCGCCGATGCGTTTCGGCGTACGCTGGTGCTGATGAAGTGCGCCCAGGTCGGGTTCACCATCATGGAAATGCTGGCGACGATCTATCTCGGCGTCAAGTTTCAGCCGGCGACGGTCGGCATGTTCCTGCCGGACCAAAACCTCGCCAATGTGAAGTCGACGGAACGGTTCATGCCGATCCTGCGCACGGTGCCGGAAGCCTACGCGCTGATGACGCAGGAGGCCGCCGATGGTAGTGGCCGCAAACATGGTGAGGGCAACGTTCGGACACGCCGCATCGGCGACTCACTCTTCATCTTTTCCTGGACATCCGGTCGGGCGACCACTGAGTCGATTCCGATGGACATCCTTAGCTACGATGAAGTGCAAGAAATGACCTTGGAGCAAATGGAGAAGACGCGGGAACGTCTCTCCGCCAGCTCGATCCGCTACAACATCATGGGCTCCACGGCTAACTGGCCGGATGCGGATATCCATCACTGGTTCAAGCAGGGCACACAGCATCGGTTCCATACCGAATGCCCGACATGCGGTAAGAAACGGCCACTCGATGACTACTTCCCGGACTGCATCCGCTGGGATGCGGAGGCTACCGACGAGCTGACCGGCAAGCCTGGCGCCTACCGCTACGTCTGCCCGGACGGTCACTGGATCGGTGATCCGCAACGTGGCGTCTGGATCGCCGATGTCCCCGATGCCTGGATCGTTTCGGCTCACTTCCCGCAAATGCTTTCGCCGACAGTGTCGCCCGGCGAAATTATGAACAAATATCTCACATCGACGGACAAGAAGAACTTCTTCAACCGCGTCCTTGGCAAGCCTTACCTCGATCCAACGCAAATCCCGGTGACACTCGAGCATATGGCGCGCTGCGTCGAAGCCGGCCGTGCCGCTGATGTCAAATGGAAGAAGTCCGCGAAGGTTACCTTCATGGGCATCGACCAAATGGGCAACTTTAATGTCTGTGTCATCAAGGAGCGGATGCCCGACGGTCGCCAGGCTGTCATCCATCTCGAGGAAATCTATTCCGATGACCCGTTCAAGCGTTGTGACGAGCTGATGCAAATCTATGGCGTCGCCGTCTGCGTCGTCGAAATCAATCCGAATTACAACGATGCGAAGCGGTTCGCGAACCGGCATCGCGGCAAGGTTTTCATCTGCAATAGCTTCGGCTCGCTGCTCGAGGACATGGTTCGTTGGGGCGATACACCGAATCCCGATATCTCCGATCGTCGCACCGACGAAGACGAGCGGGATCGCTTCACGGTCCGCATCGATCAATTCAAGTGCATGCAGACTTCGATGGCGCGGTTTACCGCCAAGGAGCCGGTGTGCCTATTCCCTGATCCGCAGGAGCTGGCGCAAGAGGTGCTGGAAAAGGGAGTCAGGATGATGGCCGCGGTGGCGCCTCGTGCCTTCCACCACTTCACGAAAACGGCGCTGGTCGCCGAGAAGGACGCGGAAACAAACCAGTACAAGCGTGTCGTCAAGAAAGTCGGAATCGATCCGCACTTCAGCTATGCCAACCTACTCTGCGATGTTGCCTGGGCGCGGGCGCATGGAACGGCAACTTTCCTGCTCCCGGCGCCGAAGGAGCCGAAGCAACTAGAGCTGCGGGAAAAACTGGAAAAGCGGATGCCGGGGCTGCCGAAAGGTGTCCTCGACATGGTCGAGACGAAGCCGGCCGGCGAGATTTGCGGCAACTGCGAGGGATACGATCCGGAGCGCGGCGACTACTGCAAAGAGCGCCAAATGCTCGTCCGTGCCAAGGATCCAGGCTGTTGGATGTTTGTGGCTACTTCCGCCCAATAGCCGCTCTCGAACTCGAAGCCGGCAGGTCGGTCTTCAGCCGCTTTGTGCCATACCGGAAATGCGGCGCCTTATTCGATCACCTCGTCGGCTTGCGCGAGGATCGAGTTCGGTATTTCGATGCCGAGCGCCTTCGCGGTTTTGAGATTGATGACCAGGTGGAACTTGGTCGGTTGGTAGAAGGGGATGTCGCCGGGCTTCGCGCCCTTTAAGATCAGGTCAACTTGATCGGCGGAATGGCGCATGACGTCGGAGAGATCGACACCGTAAGTCACAAGCCCACCGATCTGAGCGAAGCTGGGGTAGGAGTAGATCGCGGGCAGGCGCGTCTGCTTCGCCAATTCCACGATCAAGAGGGCATTCGTCGTGTTTTCCGGCTGCGCATTGACCACCAGCGCATCCGCGCCCTGTTGCGACATCATGGCGAACACGCGGCGGTATTCCGCCTCTCGAAATGGCGCTTCGAGCGGCGGGCCAACGAGGGAAATATTCTTCCGGGCGGCCGCCTCTTTGGTCGCCTTCACGTATGTTCCCTCCTCCCAGACACGACGGGTGGCTAGATAGCCCACCTTTGACGCTCTCGGGACCATCTCTCGCAAAAGTTCGAGCCGCTTACCTTCCATCTCCACACCGCCATCGATCGACGTGCCAGTGATGTTTCCCCCCGGTTGCGCCAGGCTTTTCACGAGGCCCAAGGTGACGGGATCACTGACGGTGGCAACGATAGGGATGATATCGGTAGCAGCTTTGAATTCGCGCGCCAGCCGGTCGCCCGACGCGGCGATGAGTTCCGGCGCATCGCGAAGAACCGCGTGAGCTACTTCGGCAAAATTTTCGGACCGCGCTTCAGCGGAGTATCGCGCGATTGCGAGATTCTGTCCTTCGATGTAACCGATCTCGCGTAACCTCAACAAGAATGCGCGGTAGCGGAAGTCACCCGTTTCGCTGATTTCACCCACAGGCGTGGAGGGCGAAACGACCGCGACACGGTAAACCTTCGCCGGCTGCTGCGCATGTGCGCACGGGATTGCGGATGCGAGGAGCAGACCGCCGATAAATGCGCGCCGGCTCACTCGATCACCTCGTCGGCGGCGATGAGGAGCGTAGATGGCACCGTGATGCCGAGCGCCTTTGCGGTCTTCAAATTGATGGAAAGCGTAAACTTTGTTGGTTGGTAGAAGGGGATATCGCCAGGCTTCGCACCCTTGAGTATCTGGTCAATTTGATCGACTGCATGGCGCGAGATGTCCGAAAGATCGACACCATAGGCGACCAGCCCGCCCATATCGGCGAATTCTGGATACGAATACATAGCCGGCAACCGTGCTTCGTGTGTCAGTTGCACGACCAACGGCCCGTTAACGAGGTTTTCAGAGTGGCCGGCAACGTAGAGCGCGTCGGCGCCCGCGCTTGTGATAGCCGCAAACACGCGACGATATTCCGCTTCATCGAAAGGAGCGTCGAGCGGCTCGCCAACGATAGAAATGTTGATCGACCGAGCGGCCTCTCGTAACGCTGCGCCGTATGGCGCGTTCCAGAGCCCACGGGAGCAGAGGTATCCCACCCTCGATACACTTGGAACGATCTCGCGCAGAAGTTCGAGGCGCTTGCCGTCGATCTCCAAGCTCGCGGCAACCGTAATGCCCGTGATCATTCCTCCCGGGCGCGCAAGGCTGGCAACGATGCCCTGTGCGATCGGGTCCCCAACGATTGTGACCACCGGAACCTTGTCCGTGGCCGCTTTGACCTCACGTACCAAGCGATCGCCCACCACATAGATGACGTCGGACCTGTCGCGAACGGCTTGTGCGGCGAGCTCAGCAAATTGCTCCGTCCGACCCTCGCCGGAATAGCGTTTCACCATGAGGTTCTGCCCTTCGACATAGCCAAGTTCGCGAAGCCTCAGAAAAAATGCTCGCCAGTTCGGCCTGCCTCGCGTTTCGCTCATATCGGCGACGGGATCGGATGGCGAGACCACGACAAGCTGATAGACCGCAGGCTTCTGCTGTGCCTGCACACTGCGCATTGTCGTTGCGAGCAGCAGACCGATGATGATCTCGCGTCTGTTCATTCAATCACCTCGTCGGCAGCGATGAGAAGCGTCGGCGGCACGGTGATGCCGAGCGCCTTGGCGCTCTTCAAGTTTATGGCCAGCACCAATTTGTTCGGTTGGTATAAGGGTATTTCGCCTGCGTTCGTGCCTTTGAGAATTTTGTCAATTTGATCTGCCTCGTAGCGGGAGTTTTCCGCAAGGTCGACACCAAGAGCCATGAGCCCGCCAATTTCGGCGAAATCGGGATAGGGATAGATCGCAGGCAATCGCGCTTCCGTGGCGAGTTCAACAATGAGTCGCCGATGCGCGAGGTTTTCAGGTTGGCTGCTGACGATTAAGGCATCTGCGCCGCCTTGCACCATCGCCGCAAACACCCGACGATATTCCGCTTCCTGAATCGGAGCGTCGAGCGGCGGGCCAATGAGGGAAATATTCGTCCTCTGGGTGACCTCAGCCAACACTGGCGCGTACGACATGTCCCACAGCCGACGCGAAGCAAGCCAGGCCACCCGCGACGACGCAGGCGCTATTTCCCGTAAAAGTTCGAGATACTTGCCCATGATTTCCGAGCCAGCTTCGACCGTCGTGCCCGTGATATTTCCACCCGGCCTCGCCATGCTGCGCACTAGGCCCCCCGCGACTGGATCACCGAGGGTCGCGACGATCGGAATGGTGTTCGTGGCCGCATTGAGTGCGCTGGCCATGCGATTGCCAGCCGCGTGGATCAGGTCTGGACGGCTGCGAACGACGTCAGCGGCCAGCTTGGAAAAATCCTCCGACTGCCCTTCACCGGAATATCGCTCCACCGTGAGGTTCCGTCCTTCGACATAGCCAAGCTGCCGAAGCGTCTGAAAGAAAGCACGATAGTAACGGTGCCCCGTTTCGTTCAGTTCGCTAACGGGATCAGATGGCGAGACCACCGCAATACGATAGACCGTCGCCTTTTGCTGCGCCTCCGCGCGCTTCATTGCCGCGATACAAAGCAGACCAGCGATAAGTTCGCGCCGCCTCATCATTCGATCACCTTGTCGGCTTGAGCGAGGAGCGATGCTGGGGCAAGCCCACAGCCGAGAAGCCAAAAGAACTCGCGACGTCTCATTCGTCCCCTTGCCCCCGGCAGTGCGGCTTATCTGCGCCCCAATCGGGTCATTCTACCACGGTATGGAGGGCCCGGTGTGCGAAACGTCACAGCCTCTCGCTCTTTGCGGCCTCAGTCGTGCACGACCGCCGCCACTAGTGATGTCTGTATGGGCCAAAAACGACCTGGGGTCGGCGACCGAACGTCGGCTTGCCTCCAGGTGGCACCCAACTCAGAATTCGCGCCAGTAGAAACCGCCACGATCGGCCTGAATGGCGGGGGAGGGTCGCCCGGTATTGGTCGTCGGCGTCTTTTACACACAGAAAAATGATCGTCTGACTTACTGGATCATACCTGGAAGTACCGGAAACACATTCTGTATACCGGCAAATATTTCGACAGCGCCCGCGCGTCCAAAGGAAGATCGGCGCGTCGAATTTGAACAAAGGACGCGCATCGTGAAACGTCGCCTCGTCATCCTCGAAAGTCCGTTCGCCGGCGATATCGAGCTGAATGTGGCCTACGCGCGAGCATGCGTCGCGCACAGTCTAAGTGTGGGCGAGGCGCCGATCGCGTCGCATCTGCTCTACACACAACCCGGTATCCTGCGTGACGACGTTCCGGGAGAACGTGCCGCCGGCATCGAGGCCGGTCTTGCCTGGGGCTTCGTGGCCGAGGCGACCGTTGTCTACCTCGACCTCGGCGAGTCTTCCGGAATGACGAAAGGCATCGAGCGCGCCAAAAAAGAGTGGCGCCGCGTCGAGCGCCGTTTTCTCCCGGATTTTGATCGCGGCGCGCTCATGGAATCGCTCAAGGCCGATGCCGGCGTGTTGTGGCGTGCCCGCATCGTCGATCCGATCTCCGATGCCGTCGAGACGCTGAAGCGCGCCGGCATCGGTCCGGCGACGCGCGGCGCTCTGGAAACCTGGAATGGTGCCCGCCTGGCGAAGCTGAATCAGGAATTCAGGAACGCCAGCAATGCTTGAACCTGAGATCACGGGTGCCGACGGCACTGTCCGCAAGGCGCAATACGGCGACGGTGTCCAGCCGTGGGACATCATCAAGGAACGTGGCTGGGCTCCGGAGTTCGCCGCCGGCAACGTGCTGAAATATCTCCGCCGCCGGAAGACGCCGGACGAAGATCGCAAAAAGGCACGCTGGTATTGGGTCGAGCTGCGCAAGCTCGAGGCTGTCGAGAAGGAGCGCGCCGCGGCCGGTGGTGGTCGCTGGTTCCCTGGCGGCGCCGCGGTAACGGCGCTGCGCGATCTGCTCCGGCCAGAGGAAATGGCCCTCCTAGAGGGGAGGTGAGGTATGGCTTTCAAAAACGCCACTACGGAGCAAGTCGCAAGAACGATGGCGCGCGCTCACTACCGCCGAACCTACTTCGGCAAGGGTTCCGATGAGACGCAATTCGTCGATGATTGGTGGCATATCTGGATCGCCGATGCGCGGCTGGTGCTGTCTGAGATCGGCCTTCAACCGTCTGAGCATATCGATCTAACCGAGACGAAAGCGCCGCCGGCAGCAAAACCGGTCAGCCGAAGCCTTGCGTTGCCGGAAACGAAAGCGCCGGTCCAAGAGAGGCGTCCGGCGATCGAGGTCAGGCCGGCGATTCCGGCTCGGCCAAAACCGAAACCGATGAGTCGTGAAGTAATTCTAGCATCGCCGGCAAAACCGACGAGCCGTTCGAGCAATCGCGCGATGCCGATGACGCAACTGGCTGGCGTGGCGCGGCGGGTTGCCGAAGAAAGGCTCGAGGCTGCCGAATGAAATGGATCAGCAAAGAGGAGCGCGCCGAGCGCGACCAACGGCGCGGTTATTGGGACGCCGTCTATGAGCTGGCGGCGTCGTCGTCGGGGAGCGAGTCCTATAGGCGTGGCTATGCCAACGGTGAGCACGACGCGCTTTTCGGTATCGACAAGCAATGAGTCCGTTCACCGCCATCGCCGGCGTCGCCATCAATCGGAAGCGCCAGCGGAAAACGGACGGCACTGGTCACGGCGATCACTTCAAGAGTCTGCGGCATAGGGAAAATCTTTATGGCTTCGTTCTTCGGATTGATTACGCGGCGCAGCGCGCGCCGTCTTGCCACCAAAGCGGCGGTAGATGCTGCGGCCGAGGCGGCGCACAGACAAGTTTCGCTGTATGAGGAACGCGATGCGCTCACGCGCCAAGTAAACCGACTGCGAACAGCGATCGGCGACATGAGGCTCGATGCCGTGCTGATCAGTGGCATGATCCGCGATGATCGCTTGTCAGTCCCTCGCCGCATCGGCGACGCGCGCAAGCTGCTCGATCTTATGGTGAGGATCGCTGACAAAGCGGTTCCGCGCTGATTCACCGGCTCGCGCACGTGGCAGCTCAACCTGGTCGTGACGGTACGCTGGCTCTCTCCTTGGGATAACTGTGCCATGGCCTTCGATAAGACGCAGTTGCCGAAATACAACAATAGCGGCGCGACCGTGAACGCCGGGCTCGTCCTTGCCTTTGCGCCGATCGATATCGACGGCGACCCTCTCGGTGTCCGCTTTGCCGTGGTCATGGCCGGAATCAACAATCAGGTTGTGACGAACGTGGTTCCACCGTCGGTGGTCGCCACCATGGCGCGGAAGCCGGTTCCCGGTGACTTCCACAGGATCGACGCGTCCGGCAACATTTCCCATGTGCCGGCCGCCACGTTCAAGGCGTCGCACACCCTGCTCTGATCGGCTCGAGCCGTCGTGACGATACGCTGGCGCGATGGCTGAGGCGTCTGAAGCCGCAAAGACCGCGCTCGACGCTGCCGCGCCAGCGGCGGAGCGTTTCGACGCGCAAGCGGTTGTCGCCAAGTCGTCGCTGGCGGATGCCCTAATTCCGCGATCCGATCTGCAACCGGTCATCGATTATATCAACGGCCAAACCGGCGGCGAAGATTTCGGCAAGGCGCTGCAAAACAGCGTCGTCATCCCGTTCCCGCCGAAGAACCGCGGTGGCCGCGGTATGCAGTCGGTCACGCTCGATGACTTCACCCTGGTCGCGCAAGGCAACTATTGGGACCGGCCCGGCATCCTCGGTTTCGACGCCATGCGCGCCATGGTCGAGCAAACGCCGATCTTGTCCGCGGTGCTTCAGACGCGCATCCGCCAGGTCTCCCGGTTCTGCCGGGTGCAAACCGGTGGGATTGGCGCCGGCTTCGTGATCCAGCACCGCGACAAAACAATCGAGATGACGGAAGAGCATCGCAACACTGCTCAGCTCCTCCAAGAATTCGTGACCAACTGCGGCTGGGAGACGGACCCGCGGAAGCGGAAACGCCTGAAGCGCGACAGTTTCCCGATGTTCATGTCGAAGCTGGTGCGCGACACCCTGACCCTTGATGCGGCGCCGATCGAAACGGAATGGAAGCGGGACAAGAGCAAGGGGCTTGACGGCTTCTATGCCGTCGACGGTGCCACCATCCGGCTCTGCACCGAAGAGGGTTACAACGGCGACGATGAGATTTTCGCGCTCCAGGTAATCCAGGGGAACATCCGCACCGCCTACAACTACGAAGACCTGATCTATGAGGTCCGCAATCCGCGGACCGATGTGCTCGCCGCGGGGTACGGTTTCGGCGAATGCGAGATGCTGATCCGCGTCGTCACCTATCTGCTGAACACCCTGACGTTCAACGGTTCCTATTTCGACAAGAACAGCATCCCCCGTGGCGTCATGCACCTGTCGGGCAATTACTCGAACGAAGACCTGGCGGCGTTCAAGCGGTTCTGGCTCGCGATGGTCCGCGGCACACAGAATTGGTGGAACGTGCCGATCCTGGTGTCGAAGGACCAGGAGTCGAAGGCGTCATTCGAGAAGTTCAACGCCGATCTCGACGAGATGGCGTTCTCGAAGTGGATCACGTTGCTGACGAGCATCACGTGCGCCGTCTATGGCGTGTCGCCGGAAGAAATCTCGATGGAGTCGTTCGCGGCTTCCAAGTCGTCGCTGTCTGGTGACGACACCGAGGAGAAGCTGGAATCTGGCTCCGTCCGCGGCCTTCACCCGTTCCTGACGTATTTCGAGAACGAATTCACGGATTTCATCATCCGCACGTTCTCGGACAAGTATGTGTTCCGTTGGACCGGACTCGAGGACACCGACCCGAAGACGCGGGAGGAAAACCGCAAGCTCGTGCTGACCTGGAACGAGATGCGCCAGGAAGAGGGCTACGATGCGGTGCCTGGCGTGATCGGCGATGTCCCGCTCAATCCGGCACTCATCGGCGTCTGGCAGGCCGTGACGCCAGAGGCGCAGCCACAACAGCCGGCCGGCGATTTCGGCAACCCGGATGACGATGCCGATGCCGGTGGCGGCGGCGACGAAGAGGATTTCGGCGATCCGCCGGCGGAGGAGGGGGAAGACGATTTCGGCGACGCGCCGTCGGAAGGCGAGGATGTCGCGAAATCGTTCGGCCTGCCCGATCTGGTCTTCAAGGTCGAGCCGTGAAGCCGGCGCTGATGAAGCCGCCGGCGCCGGCCGCGCGCGATGCCGACAAGCTCCCCGGCGTTGTCAAGCACGATGAGGTGTTCTTCCACGTCAACGGCGACCCGCATCACGGCCGTGTCATGGCGACCGGGAAGGACGGCGTCACGGTCGATCACGGCGGCAATCCGCGGCGGGTGCCTTGGAAGAACCTGCTCGGGTACAAGAAGCGCGCCGATACCAAGATGCGCGTTGCCGTCGCCGGCGAAGACGGCGCGATCCTCGAGGATGACGGCGGCCAGCGCGTCTATGCCCATGGCTGGGAGGAGCCTGGTGCCCGCGATGCCAGCGAGAACGATGAGCGCATTCCGGTCGGCCAAATGGCGAAGGCGGCGCCGATTGTGTTCCTCACCGGCGATGCCGAGCTGCTTGCCAAGGCCATCCGCAACAGCCCTGGCCTATCGCTGCAATCGGTCACCGACAAGCGCGGCCGGCAAGGGAAGCGCTGGAAGAAGACAGCACCCGACAAAAAGGGCGAGCGCCGCGCCGCGGCACCGAAGCCGGCATCGGGCGGTAAGAAACCTCCGCGCTACGACGCCGGCGATACCGTCAAGTTCTCGACCGAAGAGGGCGAGGTTTCCGGAGAGGTCGTCGGCAAGCCGGGCAAGCACGGCGCGCACGTCCGCGACAAGTCGGGCAAGGTGCATAAAGTCCGCTGGGACGTTATGTCCGGCCGCGGGGATCCGAAACCGGCAGATCGTCCGTTTTACGCGCCGCATGAGACCGAACACCTACCGAAAAAAGCGGTCCAGCCGCATGACTCCTGGGAGGAGCTGTCGAAGCACGGCGCCGAGGGGCTGAAGCAATTCCAGAATGCGCTCAGCCGCGTCGCGAAGAAGCTCGAGCTCCGCACCGACCTAAAAGCCGACGATCTCAAGGGCGAGCATTTGACGAGCCCGGACAAATTCCTGTTCGTGGCACCGCTCAAGGGCGAGCAACGTGCTAAGGAAAAGGTTGAGGGCGAGTATGATGGCGATTGGAACCAGCTCGGCGATGTCGTCCGCGGGACCATCGCGGTCAACAGCCCAGAGGAAATCCATGCTGCTATCGCCGAGGTGAAGGCGGCCGGATTGCAACTGGCGCAGCAACCGAAGGATCGGTTCGCGAAGCCGACGAAGGAAGGTTACCGCGATCTAATGACGATCGTACGCCTGCCGAACGGCATGCTGGCCGAGCTGCAATTCCATCTGAAGGCCATTACGGCGGCCAAGGCCAAGGGCCACAAGTTCTATGAACAGAACCGGACGCTCGAGGCGAAGTACAAAGAGAAAGACCCGTCCGACAAATGGTCTGACGAGCACCATACCGCCTATTACGGCGCTCTCGGCCGGCAGCGCGATCTTTACGAAAAGGCTTGGAAATCAGCGCAATCCGGTTGATTCTGGTGCCTGCCGAGCATACATTCTGGGTGAGAGGTCACCATGTTCATCGAGAATGAAGGCGCGTTGTTCAAAGGCCCGTCGCGTGGAAACCCGACGCATGTATGGAGCCGGAAGACGCGCTCGTGGAAGCCATACGCCGGCGGTCCTAAGCCTATCGAGTGGGGATCGGAAATCTCCGAGGCCGAAGCCAGGGAGATGATGGGTGTTGGCGAGGAGCGCAACGCCGCGGAATAGGTTCGCGGCCAGGCTCCGGACAAAGGCCGCGGGGCCGCCTTCGGGCGGCCCTTTCATTTTGTCGTGACGCCACTCTGGCGTCCTCGGGTGGGCATGAGTGACACGGTGAGATTCTGCCGGCCGTAGCACGGCGCCGCTGCGCCGGAGCGCAATGTTGGGTTCCCTGGCAGGCCCAACCTCATGCCCGCCCACCAATGTCGTGACGCCATCGTGCCGAGATGGCGCTCCTGCTCGATGTTACCGATCTCTGCGCGCATCATACCGATGCCGCGATCGAGCATATCTACAAGGCCGCAAGCGAGCCGCCCGGCGAGGATATCTGGGCCGAGCACCCGTCGCCATTCGTCCGGCGTCTTATCGAGTTGTTCACCGAACGCGGTTTGACGCGGACGGCGGCCATGAGGGACGAGCTACAGAAATGGCTCGGCGGCGGCATGCACCGCGAGGCCGAACGTCCGGCGCGCCCTGACGGCGCCATGGCGCGGTGGTCACGCGCCGAGCTGGCGCTGGTCAAGCTCTATCTGGAAACGCTGCCGGCGGCGGCCTTCACGCTCGATGACTGGCTTATGGTCATCGATTACCTGGTGCAACGCTACCTCCCGGCGGACGATCTCCGCGGCGAGGCGGACTGGCTGTCGACGCGCGCCGCGCTCATGGGATCGGTCCAGGCCGCGATGGGCGAGGCGACGCCGGAACAGGCCGACAAGCTGCTGCGTGCAATGCCGTCGAGCGCAGCCGAGGCGGAAACGAAACTCGGTCTCGATCCGGTGCAACGCGCCGTCATCGAGTACGGCAACGCCCGCTGCGCCGAGAACGTCGTCGCGATCTCCGACCTGGCGCGGCATCGCCTGCGCCGGTTCATCGTCGACTACCTGGAAGCTGAATTTCTCGGCAACCGCGCCGAGACAGCGGAATCGCTGCAAACCCGTCTCGTCGATGAGTTCGGCACGCTCAATCGCGACTGGCGCCGCATCGCCGTGACCGAGGCCGGCGAGAACATGAACCAAGGGCTGGTCGCCTCTGTCGAGGCAGGAACCAAGCTGAAGCGCGTCGAGAAGTATCGCGGCGCCTGCGCGTTCTGCCGCAGCATCGATGACAAGGTCGTCACCGTCGTCTCTCCCGATGCAACGAACAAAGACGGTGACACTCAGGTCTGGCCTGGCAAGACGAATGTTGGCCGCTCCGCGGCACCACGGAAGCGCGTCGGCAACGAGCTGGTCGATCGGGAACCACATGAACGGTGGTGGATCGCGGCGGGCGTCCAGCATCCGCATTGCCGTGGCGGCTGGATCAAGCTGGAACAGGGCACGGCACCAGTCGACCCGAAATTCTCCGAGTGGATGGATCAAGTTTTGAGGAGAGGGTGATGGACGTGATCAACGCCCCGGAACGCCTCGTCGCCGAGCTGCAGCGCGATGTCGACGGCCTGTTCAAGCAACCCGACTGGTCGAAGATGACCGAGAAGGAGTTGCAGGAGTACGCGCGCGATATGCAGAAGCGCCGGATGCGCGCCGCGCA